AGGCCCCGTAAAGCATCAACGCCCTCCAGACTATTACGAGTTGGAACCTTGCAGGGATAATGGGAACCGAAGTGTTCACCGTCATAACATCAGGGACTTTATAATACTCCCCTGAAATCGTATATCCAGCATCTGGTATGGGATAAAATATAATTGAGTTGTCAGGTTTCACAGAGTAGACAATAGGTTTCCCGGTTTGCGTCCTGGACGATCCAAAAAGGTACGCTGTTCTAAAAACACTCCATGGAAGATAGTCAAGATACTGTTCATTCCCAAAAGCTGTGTAAGCCCGAAAATCTCCATAGTTAGCGGTTTTCCATTTTGCCAAGTCAGTATACCCGGCCTCAGTCGGTGTGTATGCTTGAGTGTCTGCCACCGTAGGGAATTCAACGTCAGTAGTTAGGAAACGCCAATCCTGATATGCGTTCTGAACGTCCTCATATGCCGAATGTACCCAGTTAACAATGCGGGCATACTCACCGACCTGGTTCAAAACAGACGTTGGCCCTGTCCCTGTTGTACCAGATTCGCTTACAAGTCTTTGGCATAGCTCCAGAAAAGTCATTATGCGGCCTTCAAGATCGCTTTAAGCCATTCACGGCCAATTGGATTCCGGTCTTCAAGCACAGAAAAGGGATAGGACAAGACTGTGGTTTCTACATTCTTTATCTTCTCTCTTTCGTATGGGTTCATGACCTGCGTGACCTTGGTGTATCTTGCCCTTGCTAATGCTTCAACGTATTTACGTTTTACAACAGATTCCACACCCCGGACAACAGGTTGATTGATTCCGTTTACAGATGGGGTTATGACATCTAAACTCCCCTCTATTTCTGTAGCGTGGACAATTATTCTGACCTTCTCATTCATGAAAGCAGCCATCTCCGTGGCCTTGACAAAATCGTTGTCCGTGGTTCTATCAATACCCCCCTCGCCTCTTTCTCCAAGGGGGTAATCTTTGGCTTTTGCCAGCATGTCATTTGTTGCGTCTATTGGTTTTTTAGCCATCTTAAATCCTTTATAAGGAGGGGGTTCTACCCCTCCAGGTTTTTTTCATTGCTGCTATGCCGTCAATGGCGATGCAGGTACGGCGAACAGATCATAATAAGTGTCAGTAATTCCGGTGGCGTCCAGGGCCGTGGTGCCTGCGGTAAAGGTGTAGGTTGATGCCGTAAGAACTCGAAAGGCACCGATAGGGCACGTATCGACTACCGGCACAGGCCATCTGAGAACTGCCGTTTTAGCTGTGAGGTCAGCCGTAAGAACTTCAGTCCCCTTTACTGTTGACAGCGTTCCAGAACTATCAAGGCAAACCAGGTAAAGACAGGTCGTAAGGGTGGCCTGTGCCGTTGCTGCCGTGATTGCGATTGAAGCGGCATCACCTTTGTGGTAAGCGATACCATTGATTGCAAAGTCAACCCCTGCCCCGTTAGGTGCAGCGATATCCAAACCTGTTGGGGTTGTTCCTACTGCAAGACCAGCTTTGGCTAAACAAAGAGTTCCGCCCCTGGTTCCATTATCAAGATTATCCATTATTCATTTCCTTATGCTGTAATTGTCAATGCCACCGGGCTAACAGCGGTCAAAGTGTCCTCTCCAGGGAAAACATCGTATGGAGAGTATGAGGTGTATGTCACAGTCAAATCAGCAGCACTCAGCAGGGTGGTTGATGCATTAAACCCCGCCGCCGCACTGTAGATCACAACTTTTCCAAGTGCCGCACCGTTTGAAGGGACCGCACCCACTGCCCCTGGAGTAGTACCAACGGCCTCAGTCCCCATCGTGAGGGTGAAGGTGGTTCCATCAGCCGCAACGGACAAAATAAAACTGTTTGAACTTCCACCTGTGATATCATGGGTGGTCGCTGTAAATGCTGTTTCCGCACTGGCGCAAGCTATCGGGACACCAAGAACCTGAATGACCCCAAGAACCGTTTTAACCTTGGCTGCGTCGGAAGTACCAACACAAACACCATGGTCACTACGGGGGAAAGTCCCGGTAAGAATCGTGCTAATATCGGTGACCCCAGCTACAGTCGGGGTTCTCAAAACTCCAAGATCGGCAAGAATTGATTCAAAAAGAAATCTAAGTTGCCGAGAAGCCCCCTCATCGGGGAGGCTTTTTAGTCGTTGAGCAACGCTTTCACTCATAATTCACCTCCCCCTTAATCCAGATCCGAAACAGCAACTTCAATTCGGGTCATCCAGTTTTCATTTAACCGAACACATGCGCCCCAGAAATCAGCCCCCACAAAACCAAACATACCAAGGGGGTTCCCTGCTGTTTTTTGTCCTGATGGAATAATGGTTGGAGAAATGCCGGTATAACCCTTGCCCTTCAAGGATACATTGCCCCATGCGTCTTCAGCCATTACCAGGCAAGGATAGACATCAATATTGGTATCGTCTGCAGCAAGCATTCCGGTTGTTCCTACCGCTGCACCACCGGCCAGATAGGGAGCAAACAAGGGAGATGTCACAAACCGAAAACCCTCACATTCGCCAATTTCACGGGCATGAACAGGTTTAATCGCTGTTCCGTAATCAACCCTTTTTGTAAACCCTGGAAGATCCCTCAGATCCGCTACCACATCAGTGTGGATGAAGACAAGATATGACTCTTCAACTGCTGAAGTGCCATAGTTGGGGCCAGCTTTAATGCTTTCAGTGACGTGTTTTGCCCGGTTTTTCTCCATGGATCTTGCAGCCTGCCGGAGTTTTGACAAGGATATTTTAGCCGCAATCCCAACCCGGGTGTCACCGTTGGCATAAATGACGCTTGACCCTGCTTTATTCTGCCCGTAAGCAATCAGTTCGTAGACCTCTGCCAAAGTTTCACCGGTCAGCTTTGCCATGTCATTGGGGATATCGTCCTCGTACATCAACTCTGCCTTGCTGGTGAACTTGAAAAGAACAGCGTACTGCTGCAATGTCACGCTCACATCGGTATAGTCAATGGTGTGAGCATCAGGCGTGGTCCCCTCACTCGTAATAAATTCAGTGGCTGTGATATCAGGAACTTCATTGGAAGTAGCATTGAAAGGTTTCAGCCGACGGAATACAACGGTATCTGTCTTTCTTTTTGGCTGTTCTTTCTGCGCTCCGAAACTCCCCAGAACCATGATGGGTTCGGCATGTTTCAACATCTTCATTTCTGCCCGGATTAGATTCCGAGATGGAACCGTACTATACGCTTGCTGTACCATTATTTGTCAGTCCTTAACTCCAGACTTCCTTGCCAATCTTGGCTCTCAACTCAGCTTCGTTCATATCTGCTTCGGCCTTTATAGGCTTTGTGCTTTTACCCTTTATCGTTTGTGATGCCTGGAGACGTTGCCTCCTGCCTTGCACCACATCCGCTGCCTTGGGTTTATCCACAATGTCTGCCTTATATTTGTTGAGTACCTTTATAGCGTCGGTAGCCTTGGGGCTATTTATAAGTTGTTTAAAATCTGGCTTCTGATCTATCAGCCATTTTTGATATTCAGGTGTTTGCAACTGTTCTTGGTAATCTGGATAGGCCATAGTCAACTGTATGGTCTCCATCCTTCCTTCCATTTCTGACCTTACAGATTCCATCTTTTGGTCAATATCAACTGACTGGCTGGCGGGTTGGTTCCCGGCTGCTGTCAGATGGTCAACGACCTGATAAAATTCTGGAAAATCTTCCTTGAAAGAATCAATATCTGTTTGCTGCTCTGCTGTAAGGGTTCGTTTTCCCCCTGATTTGATGGAGTTTTGAAGTCCACCTACCCGGCGTTCTGCTTGCTTTAGCCGGTCTTCCAATGCTGCTACGTTTTTAATCCGACCATCAAGTTCTGTGATCTTTTCCTTGACAAGCGGGTTCACGTTAGCCCATGGATCTTCTTCTTTGGGGTCTTCAAGGTCTTCAGCAAGATCGTCTAGATCCGGTGTCTCCAGCGGAACTTCAACAATCACATCCTCATCTTCCCACATCTCTTTACCTAAAGATTCCCGATAATCCTGTGCTTCTTTTTCTGCTACTTCTGCGTTTTCATCTGGCATAGTTCGATCCTTCCCCGGCAATCATGGCGGGTGTGTTTTTAGCGGAGGTTGCCCTGCGCATATTTAATATTTCTTTCAATATTTTTATCCTGGACCTAACCTCTATGGTCTTCTCTGGTCCGGTTTTCAGTAGATCGTTTGTCTTTCTGGCTTTAATCAGCTCTGCTTCTGCCCACGTACTCACGAACAACCATGTGTCACTGCCGAAATCTGGCGTGTAATCACGGGTGGATGTCGGAATGCATGCGTCGTAATTCATGCTTGTTTCCACTCTTCAATGCCGGTTTCCGTCCAGTTGTCATCTATGAACTCATCATTCTTGGCAATACAGGATATCCCGGACCCGGTATGGTCTTTCTCTTCGATGACAAACATTTGCCCCCAGGCTTGGGTGGTTACTTCCCCGATTACGTGGATTCTTCGGCCTGCTTC